ATCGAGCAAAGCTGCTCTACCTATAGCAACATTATCACCACCAGTTGTTAATTTACCTGCAGCTTCATAACCAACAATAGTATTGTTAGAACCTGAAGTAATAGCATCTCCACTATATGCACCTATTATTGTATTTTGTGCCCCACTTGTAACGACTAAACCTGCATTTCTACCTACAGCAGTATTATTGTCTGCTGTTTGTGAAGCACTTAAAGTTCCATAACCTACAGCTGTGTTAGATGAAGCTGTTGTATTAGCATCTAAAGAAAAAGTACCTACTGCTGTGTTACTAGCACCTGTGGTGTTTGCACCTAAAGCTGAGTGACCAACTGCTGTGTTGTAATCTGCTGTGGTGGCACTAGCTAAAGAACTTTTACCAACAGCAACATTACTTGCACCTGTTGTATTACTTAATAAAGAGTTGTGTCCTACTGCTGTGTTTTCTGCACCTGTTGTATTTGCATTTAAAGAAGTTCTACCTACAGCAGTATTTTCTGATGCTGTAGTATTAGACTCTAATGCAGAATTACCTATGGCTGTATTATCGCCACCAGTTGTATTAGCACCTAAAGCAGTTTGACCAACAACAGTATTACGATTACCTGTAGTATTAGCATCTAAAGCATTATGACCCACTGCAACATTGTTTGCACCAGTTGTATTTGCATACATAGCATTAGTACCAACTGCTGTATTTTGGTCTGCTGTTGTATTTGCTCTTAATGCGTTATTACCTATACCTACATTAACTTCACCCTCAGTATTAGATAATAGAGAATCTACACCCACTCCTACATTGTAATTACCGATGGTATTAGTAGATAAACTTGTTTTACCGATAGCTGTGTTGTCAACACCTGTAGTATTAGCATATAAAGCATTAGTTCCAACTCCTGTATTATTACTTCCAGTAGTGTTAAGTTCTACTGTTCCAGAACCAACAGATGTATTACTACTACCTGTAGTCACTTTAGTTAAAGCTCTACGACCTACAGCTGTATTATCATCTCCAGATGTTAAATCATCAAATGCTTCATAGCCTAAACCTGTGTTTCTAAGAGCAGAACTAATAGTTCCTGTTCCACCATCATTACTTATTAATATACTTTCACTTTCTATTGCATTTATACCTACGCCATTAACTGTAGCAGCAGTTAAGGCACCTGATACATCTGCAGCACCATTTATATCAATAGTAGTAGCGTTTATCTCTATTTCCGTGTCTGAAACTAGGTCTAGTACTCCATCTGCTGATTGGTGTATATATGTACCAGAATCACCAAACTGTAATTGTCTTGTACTGTTAAGTAATATACCTGTGTCAGCTACGTGAGTTAAAGTAGTGTCTTGATCAGCACCTAAATTTATAACTGCTGCGTCTGCTAAGAATAAATCGCTAAACTCAAGTGAACTTGTACCTAATGCAGCTCCATCACTAGCATCTGGTACAAAAGCTGTTGTTGCAGTGATGGTTGTGGCTTGAAAAGTGCCGTTAGTAGTTAAACCTGTATCGGCTGTGTGTGTAAGTGTTATATCTCCGTCTACACCAAAACTTATAATAGCTCCATCTGATTGTAATTTTAAATCATCGTCTATAAATAAATCTGGTATAGCTAAGTCTTGAAGTAGGTCGTAAACTGCTGCACCAGAACCTGCTCCGTCTGTAGCTATCATTTTCACCTGACCTGCTAATATTGCTACATTGGCACCACTACCTTGTGACATTGTGAGTGTGTAACTAGTTGCATTTTCTATTATCCAAACTTTAGAAACTGTGTTTGGTGCTAAAGTCACAGTACAAGCTTGACCTCCACCTGTGAGTTTGAGGTACATTCTCCTAGGTTCGCTGTTTGTTTCACTGCCGTCTGGTATAGTGAGTGTATCTGTTGAAGCGTTAGCTACAGCTTTAGTTGCGTAACCGAATGCTTCACCTACTAAAGTTAGGTTAGTATTAGTGCTAGTGCCCCAAGTACCCGACTCATCTCCTGTGGATATTTCTTTTAACCTGAGATTATTTACATAAGTTGCCATTGTTTATCTCCGTGCAAATTTATTATAAGTTGTTTTTTCATAAAAGTTAAGCTACTTGTTCCCAATCAGGATCATTAGTAGTAGTAACTGCAGTCCAACTAGGAGTATTAGTAGTATTAATATCGCTCCAAGATGGATCCTGTGCTGGATCTATAACCGACCATACAAGTATAACCCCGACACCACCTGTTGCTGCATCAAGAGTTACTGATACATTAGCCGTGCCTGTGAGACTTACATAACCTAAACTTGACTCTGCGCCAAGCCCATCAACCGAAATATTATTTTGAAGAGTGAGTGTAGGTGTACCTAACGCTGAAGTGCCAGCTAAACCAGATACAGAAATATTATTATTAGTTACTAAAGTTATAGTGCCTAACGCTGAAGTACCAGCTAAACCAGATACAGAAATATTATTATTAGTTACTAAAGTTATAGTGCCTAACGCTGAAGTACCAGCTAAACCAGATACAGAAATATTATTATTAGTGCTTAGAGTAGCAGTACCTAACGCTGAAGTGCCTACTAAACCAGATACAGATAAATTATTGTTAGTTACTAAACTAGGGTTAGCTAAAGCTGAGGTTCCTGCTTGTCCTGAGGGCGTAACATTAGCATCTGCTTGTATTTCTACTACAACAGAACCAACACTAGCCGTGACTCCTGAAACTGTTGCTATTGCTTGGGCGTTTACTCCAGCTGTTGGTGCACCTGCCGTTGCTGCTGCTGGTGCTGTGAGTGTGACTGGTACAGTGCCCTGACCGAAAGCAAGTTCGCCCCAACCTGCTCGACCCCAACCGTTTAGGATCTCAGCCATTTTACGCTATACGTATAATCGCTGTACTTGCTGCTGCTGAGGGAAAAACTATTGTAAAATCACCTGCTGTAGATGTTTTATCGCCACCAAAATCGATACATGCTACCGATGGGTCACCAGATGCCGTGTCGTTATATATCATACAACCTCTAGCAGTGACTGTAGCGTTACTAAAAGTTAAATCATTAAAATCTGTAAAACCAGTTGTACCACTTGAAGTAGGGTTGACATTAGTCAGTGCTGCGCCTCCTGCTGTGTAGTTGGTTCCACTAGCTTCATTAGAAGTAGTATATGCTGTAGTTGCTGCACCTATTGATGCTGAGCTGGTGTATAAAGCTAGTTTAAAACTGTTACCACCAGAGGCTAAAAAATTATGTTTAGCTTCTAATAATTCTTTTTTAAAACTAGTTGTTAAAGTTGAATCAATTGCCATTATAGCTCCTTCAAAATTTTAGCCATGTCCTCGTGACCTTGTTTAGTTAATTTACTATTCAAAGTAACTACATGGCTGTTCATTGCCTGTTTAATATGATATAGTACTTGTTCATAAATAGCTAGTTTATATGCTTCTGCTTGTTGTCGTATGTGTGGTGCAGCATTTTCTGATATACCACAAATACGATCGGTGCAACGTTGTGCCCAAAACTCTGGAGTGTGTCCACTATTATTAGTAGTCGCTACACCTATACTGCCTAAAGCTACCTCTGTATCTACCTCTATCATGCTTGTGGTTGTCTCCTTATTTCATCATACCTATATTGATCTCTAGTATCTTTACCCTCACCAAGATTTTTCAACATAGCTAATGCTTCTTGATATTTTTGTTCGTATATAGGAATACTTTCAAACATTTTTAAGTAAGTACAAGCTTCTACTAAACAACCATACAACATAGCATTCATTGCGTTAGTAGACAACCAAGTTGTACCGCTGTCAGCCCCAGCTGTGAGTGAAGCTGGTCTGTAAAAATAATGTAATTCAAATGTAAAACTACTGTTAGGTGTAGGTGCTAATATAAATCTACTTTCATCAAATTCAGCATAGTACTTAGGCGTGCCTGTCGTAGCTGTAGCAGGCTGATAATCACGTATAAAAGAAACATGTTTTAATTTTAGGTAATTGTAATTACTACTACTGTCTATAACAGCTAAACTAAAAGGTGCTAAAAAATCACTAGGCATAGCTAAATAAGAATTACTACTTGATGCTGTGCCTGTAACGTTTTTTCTAAAAACATCTAACTGTACAGATTTTAATATTCTTTCTTCTGTACTTTCAATAAAATTGGGTAAGTTTGTTACTAAACTGCTTTCAGTGCTTTCAATATAATCTTGTATGGCAGTTTTTAATGTTGAATATGTCCAGCTCATAATTTATGTTACTATATTTACTGTTCCAAGACTAGTTGTAGCTTTATAACCGTCAAACTGAGTCCCTATAGTGTTACTGTTTTTAGCCCACATTATAGGTGAGCTTACACCGTTTACATCTTTAGGATTTGAAATTATTATTTTACCTAAACTCAAAGTCGGTGCTGGTTCTGTTGGTCTAGGGTTACGTATAGCCTCTGGGTCTACCCTATGTGGTTGTGGGTCAAGTTGTGGGTGTTTGGGTTCATAACATTCAGAACACACCCTTAGTCCATTCCATTCTTCTTTTAAATCAAGATATTTTTCTACGAATCCGCATCTGTCACATCTAGCTAAAGATTTTTTACCAGAAGCATACGCCATTAATAAGAACTCCTAGATGGTACTAGCCTCAAAGAAGCTCTATTACGATCCTCATCTGCAGCTAGTTTAAAATCTTGTTCATATTGTTGTTTTAATAAACCTACTCTTTCTGGATTTTTCTTCATAGCTATATAATAAGCTAACCCACTGACCATACAAGGTATAAATCTTGACGGCACTTCTGGATCTTCGTTAGAAGCTGTAACATCATCTATACGCTGGATAGTGTTCGCTATTAATTTATATGTGTATGTGTCATCAGGAACTGGCCATAACTTTACTACAGGAGTAGTTTGTCTATCTAAAAATAGTTGAGTTGGTCTACCAGTTATAGTTTTGTCAGGTATTTGTAGATACTCTGTCCTACCTATACGTTCTATGTTTAAATCTGTGGTGTTTGAATTACCATCAGTCTGTTGTATAACAGCTGACACTATATCAATATCATAAGAATTAAGTGTATAACTTGAAGTACCTGAAGTTAAAGTAGTTGTAACTTGTTCTATAGTCCAAAGATTAACACCCCTGTTAGACCAATCTGCAAACATAATGTTAAGTGACCGTCTAGCAGTTTCTGCATCATATCCTGTTCTAAGTTCGATACCCGCTAACTCAAATGCTTCTTCAATAGTGTCAGATATACTTAAAGAGAATGTTTTACTACCTGAAGTAGCCATTATTAAAACTCTTTAATAACTGTTAATACTATGACGTAAGAGTCACCGCTAGCATGTCCAGTGGTCGTGAGTTTTATATCACCTGTTTTACCACTTGCTGCTGCTGTGTTTTGTAAACCACCAAACTCTGAGAAATCTATAGCATCACTATAGTCAGAATTTAAATCCCAACATATAGTGTCTGTAGTAGCATCCCATAGCAGTTTAACACTCATACCAAAAGTTGAGTAAGTAATTTTAGCAAGTTTACATCCAGTGCAAGTTGCACCATCACCTTTCCTAGTTGCTAAAGCACTTACATCAACCTTTGTTACGGCTGACTCACCTGTTCCGTCTGATGTGTTAGTGAGCTGTATAACAGCTTTTCTATCATCATCAACAATAGTAGTTGAGGTTACTGCGTCTGCCATAATTTACTCCTACGCGTCAGCGAATGGTGTTACTATAGTTCCTGATCCTAAGATAATACCCTCTACTGCGTATTTCGCTGATCCTATAGCTGTAACTTTTACTATACTACCAGCTAGTCCGCCTTTAGTAGAACCATTCATAGTGATAACATCGTTAGATGCACCTGATATAAATGTTTTACCAGTAGCGTCGTCTTTACCTGTATATAACCCGCCTACGAATTTATCAGTTCCATCAGTTAAAATATCCATATCGGTTGCTGCAGTTTCTACCACAAAATAGAAAGAAGCACCTAAGTTATTTAATTGATTAGGATCTGAGTTATCACCTGGATCGGTTGCTACTATACTAGGTAAAGTGAACTTACCGTCTGCGTCGTTACAAGTAAGAATTTTACCTGCGTGTGCTGCAACTGTAAGAGATGTGTCAGCTGTTAAACTAACAACCACTGCATTACCTGCTGATATAAATCCAGCTAAAGATTTTACTGGACCTGAGAATGTCGATTGTGCCATAATTTCCCTCCTGAGGAAATAAGTTCTATTATCTTGGCTTGTCTGCTAGGTCAGTTAATAGAACAAGTTAATAAACCCTAGAATTGAATGATATACTGTATTGTATAAAAAAGAAAGGGAGCCGAAGCTCCCTTTAAATTCGAAAAACGAATTATGCTCCTGGAGATCCGTAGATTCCACGCCAGTCACTAAACCCGAAAGAGTATCTCTCTCTTGCTTTGTATCTAACGTTTCCAGTTTCAAAATCACCCTCCATGCCTGTAGACATAGGAGATCTAACGAAATGTTTTAATCCGTTAGGTGCATCTGTTTTAATGAAGAATGCATCAGTATCTGTCAAGTAATGATTTACCACATAACCCTCAGGGAGCATACCCATGTTGCTTAGTGCGTTAATATCATTATCAGAAGTACCTACTCTTCCTGGAGTTTTTAACACTCTCTCAGCTACGAATTGTAGTTGAGGTGGAATAATAAGTTTTCTAGCTTGAACATTAATTTTAATGCCTCTTTCATCAACAAACTGTGAAATATCAATCATTGCGTTTTCTAATGAAGTTTCATTCAAGTCAGCTGCAGTGCTTGGCTCATTTGACTGATCACCACCTGATAAGGTAGGATGGTCAGTTGTCATGAGAGGTTTACCGTCGCCTCCTGGGAAGGAAGTTGAGAAACCATTATTAAGTACATTTGCTGCTTTCACTTGCTTAGTAGTAGCCATTGATCTAGCTAAAGCTTTAGTGTATCTTGAAGATAAGCTGTCATAGAGGTTGTCCTCTATAGCTTCTTCTGTCAACGAGAAAGCTAAAGCTACAGTTTCATGGCTGTACCTTGCTGTGAAAGTTTCTTGTGCTGTATCATAAGTCACAGCTGCACCCTCGCCTTTGACGGGAGCTTGACCGAAACCTGATAGCATGACTTCTTCTTCAAACGCTCTTTCTGAATTTTCAGTATCAAAAATTTCAGTATGTTCGTTTTCGTATCTGTCGTACTCAAGACCAAAAAGTGCATTTAGTCCTGGTTCGAGTTCTTTTACTAATTGAGCTCTATTTATTGCCATTTAAATCACCTTTTAGCTATTGCCGAATACAGAAGCTGGGAATGTTACATACACTCTAGCGTATTGACCAATAGAATTATTTGGCTTATCTGGGAAGCCTACTATTGTCGCAATACCACTAGAAGTTGTTGTAGTCACACCTTCTTTTGATCGACCTGTTGAAGTATTACCTGCGGTTGTGCTTATAGTATTAGTTGTACCTATAGATGCTTGTGAAGGAGTACCAGTAGACTGAGCCTCGTAAACAATATCAGGATCAACATATACAAAAGCTTTAGCATCCGCAGAACCTAATGTAGCAGTGTCGGCAGTCCACATGTTTGAAAAAACAATTGAACCATCGGTTGCTGTGTATTCTACACCGTAAAATACGCCGAGTGGAGTACCTGTTGCAGTACCCTGTATAACGTAACCACTAGAGAGATTTACTACATCGCCTGAAAAAATCGAGGCATTAGTAGCACTTGCTATCGCAAATTCTGAAGGTCTGATTACGCCACCTGACATATGATAAGCTGGTGTGAATCCGTCTGGGGCATTTGTATTTGCCATTTTAATTCACCTTATAAAAAATAAATTTTATTAAGCCCTTAACATAAAATTAAGAACCACCTTTACCAAATGTAACTTTAGTAGTTCTATTAGGATTACTAATAGGCATTACTTGGTTACTTTCTCTCATAAGATCATTATCGACTGCTTGTATTTGAGAGTCAGAGAGATTTTGATAATACTCTCTTCTTTCATCAACAGTTTCCTTGGGGATCTTAGCGAGAATTAAGCCACCAACTCCTATGACTCCAGCATGTTTACCATCATCAACGGTAGGAGCTTCAAAATCTGGATGATCTTCTGCTCTTACTGGTTCCCAACCCTCACGAATACGTTTAGACATATTCGCTGGGTCATTTTGACCAATCATTGATTCACGTATCCATCTGTAGACATATCCCTGTGGTGGGGGAGGTGCGTCTAACAAAGACGGGGGTTGCCAAGGTTTACGGCGAGATTCTTTATCTCGACTTTCAGCAGATCGTGGAGAACGATCTGGTTCAGTAGTTTTATCTTTATCTACCATTTTTTACTCCTTAATATGCTTAGCATATTCTTCTAGTGGCACACCTAATCTTTTTGCTATCGCTACTTGACTCGGTGTGAGTTTTATAGTTCTACGTGATCGAGCTTTAGTAGTTCCAACTCCTTTGCTAGAACCTGCTACCGTCTCTTTCACTTCTTTTTGAGACTTTCCTAATTTATGAGGAAAAGCCTCAGCAAGCCTTTTATCTACTTCTGTATAATATTCATCAGAAGTAGGATCATAACCCTCTGCTTCTGTGAGCTGTCTATGAAACGCAAATGCTGCAGTTGTCATAGCGAGGTCGTCTCCAAACCATTCGTTCTTTTTTGCCCAAGCCTGTGCTTTAGGGTCTGGCTCTGGAGCCTCTTGTACTGGTTGCTTTTCCCATATTGGTTTAGCATCCTGCTCATCTTGAACAACTTCTTCAGTTTCAACTTTTTTAGGTTTTACCCTTTTTAAGCTTTCTTCTTCTACTGCTAACTTGGCTAAATCTTTTTGAGCCTCTAACAAAGCGTCTGTGTCACCTGACTCATGAGCTTTCTTATATCTCTCTTGTGCCGAGTTTAACTCTGAAGTTACTCGTGTACTGTATTCACTATAAAGGTTTTCGTCAGATTTTGAAAGTTTATTTTTAGTTTTATTTAATTCTTCCTGAATAGACTTAGCATAATCAATGGCTGCTTGTTCTCTTCTTTCTGATTCTCTAACCTTATAAGTTAATTTATTTATACGTTTTTTTACTCCTTCACTGTAATCTTCTATCTCATTTTCTTGCTCTGATTTAGCTTCAACAGTTTCGGTTTCAGTCTCTTCTATCTTTACTTCAGATTCAGTTTCTTCAGTTTCAACCTCTGGGATCTCAACTTCTGCACCGTCCTGATTTTCTTCTACTTGCATAGCCTCTTCTGCCATGTTATTTCTCCTTATGTGCGTGATTCATTTAAACTGATTGTATATCTTCAGGATCTGAGATAACAGCTAAAACTTCATCATCGTTTAATAAACGCAGTTCACCACCCTCTATTTTAAGTCTGGCTCCTGCATACCTACCAAATATCACCCAGTCTTTAGGTTTACACCAAGCTCCTTCAGGAAATTTACCTGAGTCACGGTATGCATCTGGACCGAGTGCTACTACATATCCAACGTTAGTACCTATACGTTCTTTTTCTAACACTGAATCATGTAAATAAATACCACCTTTAGTTTTTTGTTTAGGACTAAAGGGTAGTATTAAAATTCTATAACCTGTGGGTTTAGGTAACTTAGACTGTAAGTCACCATCTTCATGTACTGATTCTGGAGTCACACTAGGTGTAGGCTCTACAGGTTCAGTAAATCGTTCTACTTTATCGGGTATTGGTTCTCCGCCTGAACCAAAGGCATTTATGTTTTTTGACATTTTTAATCATCGTCCTTGTGCAAGTCTTGTATAAGTGAGAGAGTAAACGACAGACTTGTTATTTCGCCTACTATCCTGTGGTAACTTTCAAAGTTTTGTACTCCACCACCTGCAAGAGTATTTTTTAATTCCTCTTGTCGTTCTATAATCTGTTTACGCAGTTTATCTAACATTATTTTCTTCTAGATTTTTTACCTACACACTTCCATCTTTTTCTGGATAAATTGTTAGGAGTGTTAGGATTATTTCTTTTCTTTTTTGATAATCTTTTTTTAATACCGTAACTTCTTGCGCAGTAAGAGTCACCTTTTGATGTTCCTGGTTTTACTCTAGGACCACCACCTTTGGCTTTACCTGCTTGACCGTAACTTATCCTTTTACCTGATTTAGTTACTTTTACCCTAGCTTTTCCTCTCCTAGGTTTAGCTCTTGGCACTTTGTCTATTTCTCCTACGGTTTGCGTTACCTGCTACGACATGTCCACCGTGTTTCATCATTTTAAAATCTGCACCAGTTATTTTACCGTCTTTATTTTTATCAAGTTTTTTCTGACCACCGTGTGTTTTACCGTCACCACCATGAGTCATTTTAACTATTCCACCACGCTCTTTTTTAGCAGTTTTAGCTGCATCTTTGAAATTTTGTTCTGTAGGTGCACCTTTAGCTCCTTTCTTTCTCATTTTCTCGCCTGAGCCTGCTTTTATTCTTCTACGTTTAGCGTGTATGTTTGCGTATAATCCTCGTTTAGCCATTATTTATTATACCCCCTGCCTTTAGTTGCTTTACCGCAACCTCTAGCCATACCTCGTTTCTTTTTAGATCCGACACCGCCCCTTTTTAATTTGAGCTTGCCGCCACCTCGATTCAACATTACTTTTTTCTTTTTACCTCTATTTCCTGGCATTTTATGGTCTCCTTAAATGTTTTTTGGCGTTAGTCATTGACCCACCATTAGTTTTCTTTTTCATATCAGAATCTTTCATTATAGTACCATCTGGCATTCTATGATAGCCTTTTGGTACTCCACCGTTTCTGAGTCTTCTACGATTAGCGTTACCGCCCATCAATTCTTCAAAATTAGCTCTATTCAACACTGTTATCTGCGTCCCTCACGTCTTTTAATAGTTCTCTATATTCTTTACGTACATTTTCGTTCTCTTTCATTTGAGCTTCTTCTCTTTGTTGTGCTATTTTCATTTCAGCTATCGCTTCTGCTGATTGTTGTCTACGTAAATCTACCTCAGCTTTTATTTGGTCACTCTGTGCTTTTTGTTGTATTTCTGCTTGTTTTAATTCTACTAGCGGTTGTACTTGTGCGTTTTGCTGTGCTTGTATTAAGGCTTGCTCTTGACCTGTTACTACTTGAGTAGCTTGTGCTGCCATGTTTGCTATTTCATTCATAACCTCAGGTGGCATTTGACCTTCACCCATCTCTGGTAACTGCTGACCTAATACTTGTTCAATCTGCTGTTTATACTTCATAGCTTGATGTTCTTGTATATTGGCTTGAATCGCAATAGTAGCGTTTTGATTTTGTTGTACCATTGGGTTTTGTAAAAACGCACTATGACTAGCAATATATGCATCGTGATTTTGGAAAGGATAAGCCTTTATAGGTTGACCAGTTAGTGCTACTTGTTGCTCGGTTATAGGGTCACGTGCAGGAATATCGGGTGGAGGTGGTAAAAGCATATCTATGTTTTTTACCTCTAAAGCTTCGTACATGCGTTTGTACGCTTCTCGTAAATCGTGTATTTCTGGTGCTGCTCGTGCCATTTCTAACTCTTGTTGAGCTAACATCACTCTTTGTGCCATACTAAAGATATTAGGGTCACTTACAGGAATTATATCAACTCTTGAGTCAAAATCAGAAGCTTTTATTTCTTTTGTTGCTCCTGGTACTTCATAAGGGTAGATCGGGGGTAAGCTTCTGCTAAAAATACTAGCTAACAGTTTAAATTCTTTTTTCTGTGCATAGTGCATACGTTTATGTATAGCACTCATGACTTTACTGCCACGTTCTAACATAGCTACTGTTGTGCCTACTGGTAGCTGTTGTGAGCCTATATCACCTACATTCATGTCAGCAATTGAAGCAAAACGTCTTCCAGAGTCAATAATTATGCCTAATAATTGACTTAACACGGCACTAGGCTCTTTATAAGGTAAAGGCATTAATGCATCACGTATTACGCCCCCTGGAACGTCAACATCTCTAAATTCTCCTGGTCTGAGAGGCTCATCTTCGCCTTGTACTCTCATTCCACGTGCTTTAAAGCCTGCAGGTAGGTTACTAAGCGTACCAGCGTCAACTAATTGACGTAAAATAGCTGTTGCGGACTTAGTTAGCCCTCCAATCATGTGAATTAGCCCAAAACCGTAAAATCCTAGTCCTGGAAGGAACTTATAATGTACAAAATACTCTTTTTTATTGAATAATTCGTCTTCTGCTTCCCAATTACGCCTAATTGACAGTATTTCGCCCTGTTCTTCTAGTATTGTGACTACATAAGGCACCGCAAAACCATAATTATCCTCATCTGATAGCTCTAAATTGACATGCATCTCTAAAACTGTGTACTCATCGTAGTCTGTCATTGATGGAGATATGCCTTGTAGCTCATCCATCTTCTCTTTTGCTTCATTTATGTCAATATCTGGTGACGCATCACCTATTTCTATGTTTTTATATGTCCCGTTTAGCTGTAATTTCTTTAAATCGTTGCCTGTCATAGTCATTACGTGGGTAAAACGTGGGCTAGTTTCTAAATCAACGGTCTCATAAGCTACTACTAAGTTCTCAGCTTTGACTAATCGGCTAGTAGCTCTACCTAAAAGGTTATCGTAATACACTTTTTTAAATGCACTGCCTGCTAACGGTAGGTAAAACAGTAAACTATCCATCTCTGGGTCATATTCTTTCATGACTTCAGTGATTTGATAGTTCATAAATTCTTTTACACGTTGATTTTGACCTGCTACTTCGGGTGTTTCGTTACCCATCACTCTAGTTTTTACTGGTCCACCAGGAGGTAACAACTCTTTATAGGATTGAGCTTGAAATTGTGTTACGGCTTCACTTAATAATGGGTGATGTACGCCTGTTGCACCTGGAAATGGTTCTTCTCTTTCTTCTGTTTTTATACCTAATAGTTCTAAACCTTTACTAAAAGTATCAAGCCAATCTTGTCGAGAATCTTTATCTGAATCGTATGCTTCTAAAAGTTCACTAGCTAATGTGGATAAGTCGGAGGAGTCTAGTGACTCAGCAAGATTAGCTTGATGATCGGATACCGTAACTTCTTCTTGTTCAAACATAGGAACTACGTTACCGTCTTGATCTATTTCAAAAGCTGAAGTAAGTTCACCTTGTACGTTCATTTCTTCTGGTAATTGAACTTCCATGCCCATGGGTTCTGGTGCCGCACCTGCCATAGCGTCTGCTATTTCTATATCAATTGAACCGTCTTTATCGATATTAAGTAATTCTTTTTCTACAGCCATGGTTAATAATAACTTACTTTACGTTTGTAGTATAGTTCATCTTCTTCCCAATCGCTAGGTAATTTTACAAACCCACCTTGTCTAAAACGTAACATGGCTTGAGTAGTAGAGTCGACTAAGTCATCGTTTTCTCCAGCAGGAAAAATCGCACACTCCTCAATAACCTCGTTAGCCCATTTAGTGTCAGGTGCCCATACTAGACCTGACTCAAACAAAGGTGTACTAGCGTTAACTCTAGCAATCTTATCATTTCCTTTACTGGGTGTAAAGTTTTGTACGGGTATCCCTATATTGCGTAATTCTTGTGTGAGCGGGATACCACTAGCTTTACTCTCTATAATTACTGTGTCAGGTGTCCACTCATGATACTGTTCTAGGGCTACGCCTTTTAATTCAGGGAATGAATATTTACCTTTTATACAGTCTAGTAAAATTATGTGTGCTACTGTACCGTCGTATATTTCATCGCCTATAGTACCCTCTGGGTAAAAAACTCCCCACGTAGTAATAGCTGAGTAGTCCGCACTAGAACTTTTTAAAAACGCTGTGTCATAACTTTGTATTAAATAATCACACACTGGTGGCTTTTCTTTTTTCCACTCCATCCACCACTCACGTTTTATTAATGCTCCTTCTTCACTAGTAGGATTCTGCATGTATTGTGCGTGCCATTTTGGTCCACCACGTAAACTAGCTTTTACACTTTCTATTTCTTCTAATGACCAATACTCTGGCCATAAGGGTTTACCACTAGGCAGTATAGCGGGCAGTTCTATGACTTCCCACTGGTCAGCTTTAGGGTCACGTGCTGCGTCTCTAAGTAATCTACCCGTGAGGTCGTTAATATTCCAGCGGGTCATCACTATTACTATGGCTCCTCCTGGCTGTAACCTTTGACGCGGTCCGCTAGTGTACCAGTCGTACGTGTCATCCATGCTTTTAGGATTCATGGCATCTTGTTCACTGTGTGGGTCGTCAATAATAAATAAGTCAGCACCTCTACCCGCTAGTGCACCGCCCACACCAGCAGCATAATATTCACCTTTTAGTTTAGGGTTACGTTTATCTTGAGTTTCCCATTTACCTGCTGCTTTTGAGTCTGGGTTTATAAGTACATCAGGGAACACGTTTTGATAATCATCCGTTAGCATCAAGTCCCTAATTTTACGTCCAAACTTTACTGCTAAATCTGCGGTGTGTGTAGCTTGTAGTATTTTTAAGTTTGGGTTACGCCCTACTAAGTAAGCGGGAAAGTAATGACTAGCAAACTCACTTTTAGTATGACGCGGAGGCATATTAATAATGAGCCGTTTTATTTTACCTGTTGCTATACGGTCAAAAGCGTCAGCCATTTTTTTGTGATGTGCACCAGCTATGAACTGTGGCCACTGGTCTTTTACAAAATCCATAAAACCAGTTTGACAACGTTCTACTTTTTCAAGTTGTTCTAACCTTTCGGTTAGTTCAAGGTGTTCACGTAGTATTGATTCAGGTAAATCTTTTAGATTAGAATCCATATTTTAAAGGCAGTATGCTTGCTGCTCCACCATCTTTCATTCTAAACGTTTGAAAAGATGATTTTAATTCTGGGGTAAGTGTTATTTTTAAATACTCTTGATCGTACTCGTCAGTGTACTTAGTAGGGTTAAGTTTTACTCCATAGTCTTGTTCGGTTTGTTTTATGGCTCTTTTATATAAATCAGTATAGCTTCTAGCTCGATTAACATCAGTAGGGTTAGGTTCAGCGAATAATACTCTTCTAAACTTTCCGTCTATGTTTTGTGATACACCTAAAAATGTACCATCTTCGTCAAAGTCGAGCCTAACGTTCTTTTTATCTTTGAATTTTTTTATTGTAAAAGGAACCAATTTAGGTGGTATTACTTGTGTGTTACCAGAAGGAGGGGCTAACGCTCTAGCATTTATAGGAAATAATGCGTACGGTGAATCATTTTTTACCGCAGTTTGTAAATCTAATTTAAAATCGTCAGTAAACCAGTCTGCGCTTCTCGGTAAGTTTAAAGTTTTTATATTTTTTTCTAATTCTTTACTGTATTTAGCTAATAATCTAAGTTCTTGTTGTCTGGTTCTGTCCGCTATTTCATCAAATTCATTTACCGCTTCAAAATATCCAGGGTCTCCTTCATTTTTAGCCCTTACAATACGTCTTGCATCTTCTAGTTCATCACGATTGACTTTTAATAACATACCAAATTCATTATTGAAATCGTCAAGTTTACCAGTATTTTTTAAATGATTGTATAATGTAGCTCCAGAGCCACTTGTGTGGTCTCTAGTTTTTAACAGTTGACCTACCGCTGTAAAATCTCCACTGTGTAGTCTATCGAATAAAACTTCGTCCCCTTCAAGAGTAGGAGCACTAAATTCATACTGGACAGTCTCCATATCGCTCAAACCTACACCGTCTTTATTACTTGATACCCTCGCAGCTATCATGTCTTGATCTCTACTTAAACTATAAGCGTCACTTTGAGATTCTTGTTTTACATATACGTTAGCGTCATCACCTATATCTTCTAGTGTATATCTTGAGTGCATATATCTATTTTCGCCACCAGATTGTTTTGTTCCGTGTATTTCTAACCTGCCTCTTGCTACATCACCGTGATAGTCACCTGTAACAAAACTTACTTTAGGTTCGGGCTCATCAAGGGTAGGTTTTTTACCGTAAATACGTCCGTCATCAAACATACTAAATGCACGCTCACCGTAAGCATAATCCCTTTGTTCTACAGACTCATCGGGTGTGAGAGTAGGGTCATCAAGGTCGTTACGTGGTCTTCTAGTTGTTTGCTGCGAATAACCTAGTGAATCACCTCTTGGGTCATATTCTCCCATTGTACTTTGAGGATTGTAATATGCATGTGTTTCGTGTATTTTAGGTGCATTTTTCTGTAACTCCTCCATCACTGAAGCTGGAGTTGCTTTAGGGTTATTAGCTATAAATTCAGGAGATATAAAATCTTCTATTTGTCTTTTTACGTTTTGGTTTACCTGACCTTTAGCAGTTGCCCCATAACGCCTCATAGCTTGAAATATGTTTTCTATAGGGTATAGTTTATTTCTATTTTTAGGCTTATAAAAATCTGATTCAAATAAAGCTATTTGGCTAGTCATTTGTGTATCATTGTCCCCGTACCTTAAAGGCATTAAACCTTTACGGTTTATGTATGGACTTGCTCCAGTGAAAATATCTAAAACTTCTCTTGTATCTTCAGCTTGTGAATCAGCGTCCCATTTTGCCGCATTTTTTATTTCTGCAGGACGGTCAGCGGTGTGCAGTACTTTGTGTTCTAAACTTTTAGGTGTAGGGGAGGGTTTTACTGGAGGTGTAGGTATTGACCCTGATCCTTTAGCCACTGGTCCTATACCAGCTGAAAGCCCTGTTATAACGCTACCTAATAAAGGACTGCCCTCATCAGTCATTTTTTGTCCTTCTAGGTAGCCTAGTACGTTTCCTATTCCAGGGGTAAAAGCTAATACATTAGCTGTGTCTTGTCCAGTTGACATAGCTGAGCGTTCATCTTCAAATACGTAAGGCAGTTTTAATAAACCTTTACCAATAAGGTTGCCAAACTTTTCTGTAGGTCCAGGTTCCCTAGGATAAATATCACCCATTCTCGTTGGTGGTCTAGCAAACTCAGGGTCGGTGGTTGAGCTCATGCGTTCCAACATTTCTCTATACTCTAACCGATCTAGTAAATCTTGATAACCTAGAGGTTTATATTTATTTTCCATTTAATTTTTTGAAATATTCCTTACGAGCTTTTTTTAAGTTTACTTTATTCTGCATAATTATACTAGGCATAGGAGTAGAATAATGTTTGTCGTCGGGATGTGACCAAAACCACATGGCACATGGGCGTTCGTCGGCTAGATCCTCGACTATGGATATAAGGCAGTCGCGATCGGTTGAGGGGTGACACTTAAATAAAATAGCATCATAACGGTCTATAATATTATAGTAATGCTCTAGGGAACGTGGATCATAGTCTAATACTAGTAGTTTGTTATTATCGTATGACTCTAGTGAGTACGGACATACGGGTTTTATGTATTCAAAATATTCTCTCATAGCCCTGCAAAATTTGCAAAAAATTTTTAGTAGGAGTCCCTAATTCTAGCCTACTGAGTCGAAAAGTAAAGTTTTACTGTTATGAGTGCTTAAATCTTAGCTAGAGCTTTTGTCACTGTCGTACTCTCATAAGGGGGGTGGGGGTGATCATTAGATCCGTAGATCATGTGTCGCGTCTGTCGCGTCTGTCGCGATCATGTCGCGACTCTGGTGCCTGTGTGTGCGAGCTCTGCTCGCCGACTAGCCCCGCAGGGAAAAAAGTTAGTAAGTACTTACTTTTTTGTGTCCGCCCCGCAGGGAAAAAAGTTAGTAAGTACTTACTTTTTTACCTATCATACTTTTAGTAAAAAGTAAAGTAAATTAATAAAAAAATATACTTATTTATTTTTAAATTATTTTAATAAAATACTTTACTTTACTTACTAAATAAGGTTATAATATACTTACGTTAAAGGGGCTTACGTTAAAAATAGCCCCCTAATAAATAGGTAAAATTATGACTAATACTAAAAGTAATAAAAAACCTAGCGTTACTATTAACGTAGCTAATATAACGCCTAATACTAAATTAACTTACGTTAATAAAAACGGGGCGGAGCATAATATTAATAGGGCTAAAAAAGTAGGCGGTTATACCTACGCTAACGCCCTAGCGTATTATAAAAGTATAGGCTACGGTAAAACTGACCTTAATTACGATATTAGGGGCGGTAGGCTAATAGTTAGCTAGGCTAGGCGGGGGGGCTTAGCCCCCCTTTATATTAATTAATAAATAGGTAGGTAAAAATGGAAATTATATTATACTTTCTAGTAATGTTCGGTATAGCCCTAAGTATCTGTTACTTAGGTAGTTAAACCTCATCCCTCGGTAACGGGGGATTTTTTTATTTACCTAAAGCGATCATGATCATGATGCATAGTTCCTTGTCTTTGCTTCTTTGTCTTTGTCTTAGTGTCTTTGTCTTAGTGTCTTTGTCTCGTCGCCGTAGGCGACGACGATCTGGATCGCGAGCTCTGCTCGCGTTTCAGTGATAGTAAGTACTTACTTTTTCCCCTACTATAAATCCGTTAAAAAGTAAAGTAAAATCAGTAAAAAAAAGTAAATATTTTACTTTACTTTTTTAGCGATCGGACCTAATATTAGTATATTAAGTTAGTAAAGCGGTGCTACTTAATGTTAACTAACTAACCGCTGGGTAAAATAAAAATGGCTAAATTAAATAAAGCTGTTAAAGGGTCGGTCGCCCCTAAAGTCGGTCAGGGTAAGCTTACTTTCGTAAGCGGTAAAGCCCGTTCAGATCATAACGTTAGCCGTGCTAAAGCGGTTAATGGTATGTCCTACGAAAATGCTTTAGCTCACTATAAAACGTTGGGCTACGGTAAAACTGACCTAAACTACGATTTAAATAAAATCAAAAGTTTAGTGTTAAACTAACGTGCTGGGGGGCTTCGGTCCCCCTTTTTTTATAAGGAAATTATTATGGATAATGAAAATAATGAATCGGTAAAAATAACCTGTGAAGAGTGTCACGGTAGCGGTGTCTCGCGTACTATGAACGGAGACATAGGCGTTGATACATGTCGTTGTTGTGACGGGTACGGGTACTATCGAGAATACTATACTACTGAAGAATAGTAGTCGGGGGGCTTCGGTCCCCTTTCTTGTGCGTTTATAAAGAGATCATGATCGTGATGCCATGTGCCATGGTCCATGGTTCGGTGTCTTTGGGATGCGGATCCTGATCGTGATGTCTTTGTCTTTGAGATCAAGATCGTGATCTGTGCACTATTGATCGTATTGGCCATGTCTTTGGTTTAAG